GATCTTGAGGGTACTGCGTTAGACATTATTATAATCCTTGCGATTAAGTTAGAAGATCAGAGGGGTTTCCCATGAGCCACTTTCTTTGTGCTGGATTATCCGCCTCGGCGGGTCTAGCTTTAGATTGTGTTGGGATTTTCTAGATGCTCTGTGATCAGGAGAGCGGCTAAGAATAGGTAGGCCGGGTGGGAGTCGAACCCACATTCCCTATTTATCTGTTAGGCGTTCTGACGTTGAACTACCGACCTAGTAAGTGCTGGCAAATCGGGAGGGACTCGAACCCCCAACAGCCGGTTTTGGAGACCGGTGCTCTACCAATTGAGCTACCGACTTGTTAATAACTGTGGACATACGAAGCCTGACCACTGGCGTAAATTTGGGGTGCCCCCCTGCATTGCACAGGGAGGACTTAAGAAGTGTGAGGAGGACACTTCAAGGAGACTATGCGAAGAGGTTTACGCCTTTCGCTTCCGCATTCTTTATTTTCTGAGCCACTTTGGCTTGGAATGCTTTATCTGTTTTGTACTGTGGAGAACTCATGTCCTTCATCATTTCTTGAGATGAGCTGTAACCGCTGCCTGACTGACTATTGGAGCTACTTGCTCCGTGTATCTGAGTGCCCTCAGCGTTAGCTGCCTGCTGGTACTTGAGGTACATGCCCTCAACTGTTGCTGACCTTGTGGCGGGATCATCGAGGGTCTTATCATAAGACGCCTTCTCGGCATCACTGAGGTTAGTCGCTGCCCAAGTCATCATCTCGCCGTAAGATTCTGCAGTTCCACCCGCCAATGAGTAAACCTCATTTAAGACGGCTTCCTGTTGGAGCCGGGCACCTGCGATGTAATTATCCACCGTGGACTTATCCAAGCCAGCCTTAGCCAAGCTCTCATAAGTCTCTTCGGTTAGTTCTCCCTTCTCAGCCCATTCGGTCTGAGCAGCTTGGACAGCATTAGGCTGGTCAGCGGCAGGAGTAACATCATCAGCAGGAGTTACATCGTCAGGGGGAGTAACATCGTCAGCAGGCGGCCTTCCTTTCTCTAACTCAGCGTAAGACTTAGCAAGTTCTTCAGTACGAAGTTCGCCCTTTTCTGCGTCCCAGAATTTCTCAGGAGCCCAGTCGGGTTTATCCGTGGAGGCTGAGGGGACATCATCAGGAGTAACAGGAGGTTCATCTCCATCACTACTTACATTCGCTGAGATGTTTACATCAACACCCGCATCGCCACCTCGGTGACTTATTGTGACGCCTTCAGCCGCTTTAAGAGCAGCCGTATCATCAGCTAGGGGCGCAACCCCCGCGTCAGGGTTCATCTGTAATTTGTCTACCATTCCTTTGTCTCCTCTAGACGGGGTTACTTATCTTTTTTCTCATCACTGGCATCAGCAAACAGGAAGGTGGTGATAGTTTTGCCGTTCTCTAATTCGTCAGTACGTTCTTTAATTCCTCTTGAATTAGTTACGATCTTTCCACGCTTCTGAACGATGGCAGGACGGGCTGTCTTCTTGACTTCTACAGGCCTGTTCAAGCTGGCTGCAAGAGCTTCAGTAAGCTTTGCAATCTCCGATTGCTCTGGAGTTGGGGATGCTGCGAGGGGCGGTGTCTGAACTACAGGCGCCGGTGTGCCCTTGCCTGGGTTCTCTGGTTTGTTGCTCATCATGATTCCTTATTGATTTGTATTTTTTGAGGCAGCAGCGATTGCTGGGCCCGTACCTTTTTCCATAGCTGTCTGTAGCATCTGGGATTGAGTGGCCTGCTGTTGGTCGGCCTCAATTTGCTCACTAGATTTCAGTAGCAGTTTAGGGTCTACGTTATGCCCCTTGCCTAACTCTGTAGCGATCTTATCTGGATCAAGGCGAGCAATCGCAGCTTCTTCGCCAACCATTCCGATATAGTCCTGAATGTAAGCGCGAACCTTATTAAGCTCGTGCCCTCTACCCAGCGCTTCAAAGCCTGTCACAATGACGGGATCTACAGCTGGCTCTCCGTTTACTTTGGGAAGCTTAGGGAAATCCTCTGAGGAGATAAGACGCTTAACAAGGGGGAGCTGGAGCTCCTGAGCCATAACGGTATAGACACCGCCCAGTACATCTTCTAACTCCTGGGCCATGGCGCTGATTTCAGCCGCGGTGACTCTTTCCGCATCTCTCACCGTTCCCGATTGAAGTAGGAAAACGTGTGATAGGCGCAGGGTAAGGTCATCCACAACTTCTTTAGCGACTTTAAAGTCCGCAAACTTATCGAGCTGAAGTACGTCTATATCTTTTATATCGCCCTGAACAACGTCACCCGACTGAGCCTCAGCTAGAGCGGTTTCGTCTGTGGTGGAGTTGGGGTGGAGCAATAAGATAATACGGGCAGCAGCGGCAGCAAAGTCAATCACTGACGTCATAAGGCCTTCAAGAGACCTTAAGTCTCCTAAGTATTCCTCGACAAGCCCGACGCCATAATCATTACCTGATACGGCCTGCCAGCGGAGGGCAATGTAGGGAGGGGTTTCCCCCTTGGCCACCTTACCTCTTGAACTTGGTACTTCTATTTCATTTATTTCCTGCCGCCATTCATAGCCACCTGTTTTCTGGAGCTCCATACAAGTATAGATATCCACCAACTCATGGGGATAAGTCCCCTCTGATGACTTGGCAGTGCTCTATGACTTCTTCAGGCAGGGTATTGGGATGTGCCTGCTCATAAATGACGATCTTGGTTACTGTTCCCAGAGCGTCCCTTACAACTACGTACTGATTTAATGCGTAATTACGTGAGGGTGCTTTCTTGGGCATGTAGATGAGGTTGTTCCCCGTGACTATTAGGTGCTTAAGGGTGCTCCCTAATGTTGCCCTGAGATTTCCCGTCTCTACTTTCCGTAGCAGGTTGTTTTCACGCTTTCGCAAAGCTTCTTCAATCTCATCGCTGACTTCCTTATCACCCACTTCATCTATCAGGGCTGGGTTCACGGTGAGTCGGAAAAATGCGGTGTTGGTTGGGAATAGGGCGAATAGCATTTTACTGCTAAGGTTGTTGACGCCCCGAGCTCCTAGGGATTGGTAGGGAGTGGGCAACTCAGTACTCTCTGCATGGCCCTCGGGAGGGAGTATGTGAGGTAATGTGAGTTCGGCGCATTCGCGGGCGGTGCGTAATGACCCACCGCGTTCTCCGTTCAGTTTCTCCCACGAGTCTTTAATAGAAGCCATGGGTTATTCCTATCTGGATGTCGTTAGGTTAAGACCGGGCGAGACCTTGCGATTGGCCTGGATGCCGAGGGTAGGGGAGGCTGCCGATTGACTTGACCGCCCACTGAAGCCAATGCCCAGCTTGTTGTCGAGAGGAACTTTAAGAGAGCTCCGGCCAATGCGGAGGGCGTTAATCGTGGAGCTGCCATTCCTGTCAGCATCTAGAAAAGGGTTTCTCAAGTATTGGGGGATTTTTATTTCAGGAGGATCGGGGGCATCAGGAGTGCACATTGATTAAGTTCTCCTTAGCGTGCTTTGTCTGCCTATCTAGGCAGATCTTTAGATTCTCTATGACTTCTCTGTGGCCTGCACGTCGGTGGGCGTCCTCTAGGGACTCGCCCCTACGAATGCAACCATTAGGGTACTGCGCGTCGAGCTGCTTGATTAGATCAGTTGAGTACTGGGGGATTGTATAGGACATAAAGTATCCAAAAAAAACCCACCGCCGCTAGGCAATGGGTATAAGAGGGGGAGGGTATCAGGATGTTATTGTTC